AATTAAAGTATATGCTACTAGCCCTTTTGCTTGAGCATCTTTAAACGTTTTTGTGTTAGGACGTGATTTTATCCAAACCATATCTCTAACCTCAGGTCCTACTGTTTCAGGTTCTACTGTCTCAGGTTCTACCGTTTCAGGTTCTACCGTTTCAGGTTCTGCCGTTTCAGGTTCTGCCGTTTCAGGTTTAGAAAAATCAGGGAAATCAACTTCAGGCTCTGCAACTTCAGGCTCTGCAACTTCAGGCTCCTGATCAAATTTCATTAGAGCAAAAACTTCGTTCTGAGCTTGTTCTTGACCCATTCCATTTAAAACTAGTTTTCTAACTTTAGCGGCAACTTCTACTCTTTCTTCTTTAGAAAGGGTAGTGAACCAATTTTTAAATTCAACACTCTCTTTACTAGGCGGCTTGGGTTCTGGAACTAAAACTTCACGGCCAAGAACACCTCGATCGGGACCAAGAACACCTTCTTCCTCCATACGTTTTACAAGCTTAACGGTACGATTATAAGGAATTTTCAACTGTCTTTGAATATACGCAATCGATGATCGCCGCGATTTAGCAACCAACTCAACAGCTTTGTCGTATAGAGGATCTTTTACTTCTTCTGGAACTCCCTCTTCTTCTGGGGCTCCCTCTTCTTCTGGAGCTTCCTCCAGAACCCCTTCAAGTTCAGGCACCGATTCAGATTTTCTTTTCTTTGGTTTTTCAGGTCCAAGATTCGGCTCTACATCGAAAGGATTTTCAAAAGTCTCTTCACTCTTTCCTTCAGGAGTTTCTTCACTCTTTCCTTCAGAAGTCTCTTTCGATAAATAAACCCACTCATCATTAGATTTAACTATATTCCATTTCTCGCCTTCCATAAGTTTTTTCAAATTGCTTAAACCACCTAATTTGCCCTCGTGTTCAACAAATTCGACCTCATCATCTCCAGACATAACTAAATGTACACCAAGATATTTATTAAAACTGTCGGACTTTATCCTAATGTCTCCACTTCTTCCATTTTTCTGTACAGATGTTATTTTAGGGTCTATTCTAACCCAACCTTCTTTTGCTCCCGGAATTCTTTCTCCATCCTCTGGAGCATTAGGTTGAATCAGTTTATCAATTTGTGAAGTCTCAGAAGTTTCTTCATCTTTTCTTTTTTCAACATCGAAGAAGCCAATTAGCTTTTTATATGTTTGGTCATAACCAGACATGATAGTACCAACATTTGTAAGACCTAATTGTTGAGCATTATATCTCCAATCAACAAGCTCATATACTTTTAAACTCTTCTTGATTTTACGATACTCGTCATTAATTCTTTTAATTTCCTCATCTAATGATTTTTGGGCATCCTTCGCTTTTTCATGTAATTCTTTATAAACAGAAAAGAAAATTCTTTTGGTTCTTCCCTTAAGCCTTTTTAGGATATTGGCCCAGAATCCTGCTTGTTTTATTATGTCCCCGTTTGAATTACTGGTTTTTTCAATAAATTCATCTAAAAGAGCTGCAGTTTCATAATCTCCAGCACCATCAAACATGTCTGCTAACATGATAGCTTCTTTTACAGATGGCACATCGATATTTTTTTCAAAACTCATTATCCTAATTGCCTCCAGTAGTACTTTTTTTAATAATACTTTTACCTAATTTTCTTTTCTCAAATACAACTATTTGCTGTAACTCTTTAAGTGCTCTAACTTTTAAATTTACTGATTTTTGATATTCTTCCCATTGCTTTAGCGAATTAGATATTTTATTTATTATTTCATCAGACTCTTTAATCTGGCCCTTTTTTAATAAAAATCTTATTGAATTTATATATTGTCTACATTGCTTTTTGAAATCCAAATCTTCCCTTTTCATTTTTTATATTCCTCCGGGAAGTCCGCCACCACCACTAGGAGGCTCCATGCCTCCACCACCACTAGGAGGAGGCTCCATACCTCCACCACCACTAGGAGGAGGTGCTAGTTCTGGCAAGCCACCTAAACCACCAGGCATATCTCCACCACCAGGCATTCCAGCGGGGCCACCAGCAGCTTCTGGAGGTATTCCCGCTTCTCTTTCCTTATTGTCAATTGGCTCTGAAACTGGCTTTTCTGGGTCTAGAGAACGAAGTTCTGTAAGCGACATTGTGCCAAGAGTCATTTCTTCTCTTCTTCTAATAGCATCATCAATAGCTTCTTGTCTCATTTTTACCTTTTCATCTTGGTAGTTTAAACCCATACTCTTATACAGAGTTTGGACAGAAGCCTGCTTAGCACCTACCATTCCAGTAATATTAGAAATATAGTCTTGTAAATCATATAAATTCATTTGATTCCATTCTATCTCAGGAACAATAAGCCTCTTCTCTTTGTTTTTATATTCGTAGAAACCTTGAAGTTCACTAATAGGAGCAAAGATTTTATTTGTCAACCACGTACTTATCATTGTTCTAAAATTAAAATATCTCTGTCGTAAAACTTCAAGACCTATCGACGCAGAAGAATATACCGCACTCTCAGTATCAATAACTGCTGGCGGAACCATCAATCCTGTATAAATGTTCTTTGTTATAAGTTCAACATCTTGTGCGATATCAAGCACTTGTCCCTGAAAGCCGACGCGGTCAACAGTTACGCCAGCATGAGTTACAAGTTTAAAGTTTTTATCATACTCAGCCTCTTCAAAGATTTGACGGAAAAACTCTAAATCTTCTTGAGTTGCTCTATAATCTCCATCAGCAGCCCCGCCAACTTTAATTATAGTAATCGGATTTATCATAGAATCAGCTTGAGCAAACTTACTATTTCCTTGAACAGTAATTAGACCATTGTTTCTTGTAACAAACAATCCATTTGGAACTTCAAAACAAAAGACCCTTCCCTTATATGGAACCTTTTTAATATTTGCCCCATTATGATTAGTATTACCATAAATTACAGGTTCATCTCCATAATGAGAATCAGACCAAGTTATTAGATAAAATTCTTTTCCTTGTCCATTTTTATCAAGCATTAAGTGCGAAGAATATCCGCATTTAAATAAAATTTCTTGAACATCATCAGCCAATTGTTTTGAAATAGTATGATACCTATATGAAGTCGCACCATTAACATATTTACTTTCAATTTCAGACCCATCACCTTTTACAAGAGCGGCTAACAATATTTTTAACAATCTTGGAGTTAACTGTTTAGCCCAAAAAGGTATTTTTTTATTTAATGATCCAGAACCTACTTCATCCAAAAAATGTTTAACTAACTTCTTTTTAGTAAATTTCCAATAATCCATTTCACAAGGATTATTTTTTGAAAAGCCTTTACTATTTATAACTCTACTCCTATTTACTTTAATGTTTAAATAATTACACATTTTAATAAAAGAGTTTTCTAAACAGTCGTGATCATTAGATTTTGTGCTCTGACATATGTTTAACACATATTGATACTTTTCTTCATTGTAATGTATGCATCCTTCGGAAATAACATATCCTAGAAACTCTAGATAATCTTCAATAGGAATCTCATTATCTTGTAATAATACAAAAGACAACTCCTTTCCCTTATAATCATCTATAGCGGCTTTTGATCTATATAAACATCCTTTTTTTACATCTTCTGCACGGATGAAATTAAATTTTTCGTACCCAGTTTTACGAGATTTTTTCTTGGACAGCCACATTCTATGATTTGGCGTTACCAAAGTATCTATTTTTTTACCAACGAAATTAAACAATTCTCCATTAAATTCATAATCAGTTCTATTTACATATGACTGAAACTCAAGTTCATTAGTTTTGGGATTCATAGTAGCAATCTTATCATCACTAAAAATATCGTCATATAATTTAAATCCATTTTCTGTAAGAACTTCAGTGTTTACTGGAAAACACTCTCTAATCTTGTCGTAAAGCATCAGATCTTTAAACGCACTTACTATGACGCTTGTTCCTCTCACATCATAAGCACTAGATAGTAATTTTAAATGAGATATGTTGAAATTATCTAACGGAATATCTTGATTCGCCCTAACATGATGGATAATTTTCTCTGGTATTTGTTTTCTAAGCTGCATGTCTGAAGGATTGTTGCTCATTACCAATCTTTGTAAAACAGCATCTGGCTTCAAAGAAATAATTGGTTCACCAGACAATATGGTTTTTTTAACATGAATGTAATCTGGATTTTGTATTGTAATGTTTGACCACTTGCCTTTTTTCTCATTAAGTTCAGCATATGGAAATGTTTCGCCGAGCTTCCAATACTCTAAAGATATATCTCCAAGTGCTCCCATTAATCCCATTTCTTCTATCATGTCCTCAAAAAATTGAAGAACTCTTTTATCGTGGCATTTTAAATTTAACTTGCTAATGGGATATGTCGCATGTAATGTGATTGCGTTTCTAACAATCGGATGAAGTAAAAAGTAATTGCGACACCACGCATTAATGGTAATACGATCTCTTGGCAAATTCATATTTGCCATTGTATATAATGGACTATAAACTTCAGGTGCCAATCTTTCTACATTGCTACCAGCAGATGTTCCAGCTCCTACAGAGCCAACGGCAGCCGTTTTTATTAACTCAGCTTGGCTTTTTAAATAAGATTCGCTATGAACTAGCGATCCAACTGCAATTTTATTTCCGCCAGTAATGGCGGATCTTTCTTCATCTCTGTTAGATGGAAGCCATACACCTCTTTTTAATCTGTCGCTATCTGGTTGAGCATTTTGAATATTTAAATTAACACCTCTTTTAAGACGGCTTCCTTCATAGTTAACACCTTCTTTTAATATTCCTTGCTCCACTTCTCTTGATATTTGTCCTTTTCTATACCCGCTTACTTGTGCAGCTGCTCTAGGAGTAACTCTAAGTATATTTTTATCTCTATTACCTCTTCTATTTATCATCTAAGCTCCTATATATTTTTTGGAATAAACGCCAATACTGGCTTCGGCAAAGAACCACCTTTAGGAAGATTTGCACTAACTTTAAATCCACGAGTCTTATCAAACTTATATGCTAAATAAGCATAGATTAACGCCATTAAACCGTCGTTTTGTTCCTTTCCTTTTATGTACGTTTGATGAGGTTGTCCACTTCTCTCAACAACTTTACTTTCCATAGAACAACAATGTCTGACTAGCCACGCAATTTTTTCATAACTAGCCCAAGGAAATCTTATTCTTCCTTTTCGTAATAGTTCAAATATTTCACTAATTGTTTTATCTCTATCTATTACAATTTCTAATTCATCTCTGTTATATTTAACACCTCCAACAACTGAAGAGGCACTTCTTACACTTTTATATTTATCTCCATACTTTCTTTTAAGTTCGCCTGTTAAGTCTTCAGCGAAACCTATATCGCCCATCGCATTCTTAATTCCATAAAGACGAAAAGCATTGTCAACAAAATTTATTTTACTTTTTATATCTAATTGTTTTAGTTTTTCTCCAAACTCTATTTCAAATCTTTCATCATTATCTACTGTAAGTATTACACCACATGAAAAAGACTGACCTCTTTTAACTCCATCTATATCTGGTTTTCCTCCCCAGTCCATCCCTAAATATGAAAGTTTTTCTCCCTTTGGTATAAACTTGGGAACAGAACGATCAGGATCTCTACACATTCTATATATTTCCTGAAACGTAATTGGAAGTCCAGCACCTGAGTGAAACTCTCCTAAAACTTCATTATTATAAATCATTTCAGAGTTTCTAGTATTATTCTCTGGCTTTTCCTTTACGATTACTTCTTTATAAAATTCAGGGATAAATAACTGATTAAAATGAAAACCTACATAACTTGCATCTTCTTTGCCAGGAGTAGGAAGCCACTTACCTCTTTCTACAGCTTCTGCTTTATCTTGTTCATGCCCACAACTTGGACACTTAACTACATTATCATATAACCAAATTTCTTTTTCCCATCTGTCTGAACCTGGAGTATACAATAAAAAAAAGTTTTTACAATTGGCGCACCCAAGGTAATATCTGCGTTGGTCTGAATCTTCCCAAAGTCTATGAAATAATGTTCCTTTTTGTCTGGGAGTTCCAAAATAAACTTGAACTCCACCAGGCTGCGGCCCATATTGAGCACGAGTTAAACATTTAATTGTTTTTGCTATAGCAACTTCACTCATATCTTGAACTTCATCAAAAAAGCAAACATCAAAAGTTTTACCGATTACCCTAGTTCCTTCATTTCCAATTGATTCGCACCATAAGGTGTTTCCGTGTTTGAACTGTTTATACCGCAAAGCATCCGTAGCATCGCGGGAGGATTCTTTCTGAGCATCAACAAAGGGCTTCATTTTGCCAGGATTGTGTTTATCATCGAAGTCTGGAATCTGAACAGACTCTACAATCATTTTTTCTAACTTATCTTTAGCAAAACCGTGCATCATTTCTAATTGAGGAAACGCGTGCATTACTCTTACAGGAGAAGATGAATTATTTCTACCATAAGTTCCACTAGAAACCATATGTAATTCTAATGCAGATGCCATAGTTGTAGCACCAACTTGACGACCTTTAACAATAACAATTGGGCGTCCATCATTAGACATGGCTACAACGGAAATATGCCGATATACATCGGCAATAAATTTCCATCCATTGTTTGTTATTTTAAAAGGCTTCCCATCAAGAGTTAAAAAGGTTTCGGCGAAATTTACAGGATCAACTTTCATTAACTCTCTTTTTAAAGAGTCAAAACTGTTTTCAGGGCGCCAACTATCTAATGCATTTTTTTGCTTAATTGCCATAATTAAAATTTACTTGGGGGCTCGTAAAACACTTTATCATTCGCGTCATCATTCGCATCTACATTGCTAGATAGTTCTCCAGCATGTTGATCGTCATCGTCTCCCAACTCCTTTTTGTTTTCTTTTATTGTTTTTTTAATAAAACTAACTAACTCACTATTTTGTACATCAACATCTTCTGTACGCTCATTTCTAATCATTGTCTGAATGGCTGGTGCCGAGACATGTCCACCACGAGATTTACATACATTAGTAATAAAAATCTCTAAATTCGGATATTTTTCAAAAAAGCTTTTATCTTTCTTGGCTCTTTTAGATAGTTTGAATTTTACACTTGATAAAACAACATCGTCGTCTGCCAATTTAGAGGGATCATGTTTTTTTCCTGTATCTTTTTCGTACTGCATTTTCTTTATAATGTTTTCCACAGATTGTTTAATCATTTTATGTTTTGCATTATAATCTTTATGAGAAGATTCCCCAAAAGATGCCTCTTCATCACGTATGGTTTTAAAAGATGCCTCAGCATTTTCTTCAGTTGGTCTGGCACCAGATACAATAGTTTTTTTACTTGGTCTAGCACTGTCAGGAAGTTTATAAATATTAAGAGCTTCTTCCGCCCATTCTTTACGACCATCTTGATTGTAATCGGGACGTTTTAAATTATTTTCCTCTTCAACCGCATATTCTCGTACTCTTTTATTTCTTTTTTCATCTTCTTCCTCTTCATTTAAAAAGTCAAAAGTATATATTGATCGATTAGTAATTGTTCTGCCAACATATTCCCAACTTTGATGTCGTGTTGCTTCCGGAAACTCAGCATCTTCGGCGAACCTTTTAATTAAAGACTCTCTGCCTAATGCTGCAGAATTGGGATTTGTAAAAACTCCCAAGACTTCTTCGCCCCACAACAATGCCCAAAATCCATGTTCAGGTGCATCTGTTCCTTCTAATGAAGATTCTCTTCTACTAAAATTCATCAAGTCTTTAACAGTAACACCAGCTCTTTGTAGAGCGGCAATGCCAGCTTCATATCTAGTTATCTCAGTTCCATCATTCTTTTTAACTTTAGAAGGATCAGCTTTAAGCTGAGTTAATAACTTTGGTGTAGAAAATACTTCCATCAACTCTTCTGGTCTCCACA